GAAGCGGTTAAAAAACTTAAAGCTGAAAAAGAAGCTGAAAGGTTAAAAGAAGCCGAAGAACTAAAAGCTGCGCAAGATGCAGAAGAGAAAAAACACCAGGCAAATCTTGATCGAATAGCCAATAAAATGGCTAGAATTGAAGCTGGATTACCTGTTGAAGAGGAAGTGGTTGAAAAACCAGCTCCTAAAAAAGCTGCGGCCAAGAAAAAGGCACCAGCAAAAAAGAAAGCAGCTGCAAAAAAAGCACCAGCTAAAAAGAAAGGTAGGCCTAAAAAGTCAAAATAAATGGACGAGATAACTTTAATCGACAAGATTAAAAGATTATTGGAACAAAGGGAGAAACAAATAGAAGAAACCCTTATGTCCGGTAGTCTAAAAGATATGGAACATTATAAATATTTGCAAGGAGAGCTTTCTGCTTTATACTATATTGCAAACGAAATCAGTGATATAGGAAAAGATATATAATGTCAGAAGTAGCAGAAAACAACATTATGGCAAAAAAGGTAGCAGAGGCTTATGTTGATCCCTCAGACTTGGTTTTAGATCCAGAAAAGCTGGATGCCTCAATATTAGATCGCATGCCGCAACCGACAGGATGGAGAATGTTGGTCTTACCTTATGCCGGGAAAGCTAAAACAAAAGGCGGGATTGTGCTCGCAAAAGAGACAGTAGATCGTGAAGCATTGGCAACTGTGGTTGCTTATGTGGTTAAAATGGGACCACAATGTTACAACGATCAAGCTAGGTTTGGGGATGAGCCTTGGTGTCAAGAAAAACAATGGGTTTTAATAGGGCGCTACTCTGGCTCTCGGTTTAAACTTGAGGATGGTGCAGAGGTACGAATCATCAATGATGATGAAGTAATAGCCACAATTCTCAATCCAGATGATATAGTGAGCTTATGACAGAGAATGAAGTAAAAGAAGTCCAGCAACCAGAGGTTGAGGATATCGAGGTAGAGGTTACTGAAAACGAAGCACAAGTCGAAACGACAGAAGCCTCAAATGACGACGAGTTAGAAAAATACACGAAAGGTGTTTCTAAGCGTATAAATAAATTAAACGCTCGTAACAGAGCAACCGAGGAAAGAGCTGCAAAACTTGAAGCTGCATTGCAGCAAAGAGAAACAGAAGTGCATGCTTACTATCAACATGCGCTCCAAGCTCAACAAAATTTACTCGTGAAAGAAGAAGAAAATGTTGAGGTTAAAGAAAGAGAGGCCAATGAGCTATACAAAAGAGCTCATGCAGCTGGCGATGCTGATCTTATGTCAAAAGCTGATAGCCTAAAAAACGAAGTTTCAATACAAAAAGAGAAAATTCGTATTGCCAAACAAAAGCAAGATCAAGACAATCAACAAGCTCAATATGTGCCTTACCAACAAAATGCGCAACAAAACACACAACAAGTGCAACAAGAAGTTAAGCCAACACAAGAAGCGCTTGATTGGCAATCGCAGAATAAATGGTATGGGCAAGAGCCAGAAGCAACACAATATGCTTATTTTACTCATGTGAACCTGGTGAACGAAGGATTTGAACCAGATTCAGAAGAGTATTATGGTGAGCTCAATTCAAGAATTTACAAAGTTTATCCGGATCTAAGATCCGATAATGCCGGACAAAGTGAGGACAGGCCCGCTGTGCAAAGAGTCGCCTCTGCTTCCGTAGGAAGTCGGCAAAAAACACAAGGCAAGAAGAACGGCGTATCATTCACAAAAAGTGAAGTCGAAACACTCCGTGGGATCAAACCACATGGCATGACAGACGATGCCTGGTTAAAATCCGTTGCTAGAGAAAAACAAAAAATAGCTAACAGGGAGGCAAAATGACCGAATCTAATAATGAAGTGATACATTCCAGAAAATCTCGTGAATCCGAGACTCACGCTAAAGAATCTCGTAGACAACCTTGGAGGCCAGTAAGAAAACTTGAGACACCTCCAGCTCCAGAAGGATATGAATATCGATGGATAAGAGAATCCATGCTAGGGCAAGAGGATAAAGCGAATGTGGCAAGAAGAATCCGTGAAGGTTGGGAGCTCGTAAGAGGTTCTGATTTACCGGATGAATATTCTTACCCAATAGCGGAAACAGGTAGACATGCTGGCTTAGTTTATAGCGAAGGCTTACTATTGGCGAAAATACCAACTGAGACTCGTGAGGAGCGAAATGCTTATTACGAAGAACAAACCCGTCTTAAATCCGAGGCTTTGGATAACAATATGTTTAACGAAGCTCGTAAAGATGGCAGATATGTGAAGTATAACTCCGATAGAAAGTCTAATGTTACTTTTGGGAAAAAGTAATAAACATTAATAGGAGTAAATCTTATGGCAAATAAAGATGCCGCTTTTGGTTTAAGACCTGTTCGTGAAATGGGCGGAGCACCCTATTCTGGAGGACAATCCAGATATAGAATTGCTAGTGGCGCCACAACTCCAATTTACCAAGGCGACTTGGTAACACAGCTTACAGCTGGAGTTTTAGGACGTCATGCCGCAACTGGAACTGTTCCGATTGTCGGAGTGTTTAACGGAGTTTCATACACCGATCCCACTACAGGCGAACAAGTCTTTAAAAACTATTATCCTGGCAGTATTTCTGCTTCGGATATCATCGCAAGCGTGATTGACGATCCTAATGTTGTCTTTGAAGTACAAGCAGACGATACCTTCCCGGTAGCCGATCTGTTTGGAAACTTTGACATCGTGGATGGTTCACCCGTTGGCGATACTAAATCTGGAAGATCCAATACTGAGCTAGATGTAACTACTGGTGCTACGACCGCGACGTTACCGCTCAAAGCGATTGATATCTCCCAGGATCCCGATAACGACGACGTAGCGTCAAGCAACACCAATGTTCTATGTGTGATTCAAAACCACATCATGGGGCAGAAAGGTGCTGGTTTAGCATAAGGAGATAAATAATGGCTATTTCAAGAGCACAACTAGCGAAAGAGCTTGAGCCTGGGCTAAATGCACTTTTCGGAATGTCCTATGATTCTTATGACAGAGAATATGAAGATATTTTCGTTATTGAAGATTCAAATAGAGCATTTGAAGAAGAGGTGTTGATAACAGGTTTTGGTTCTGCACCCGTTAAATCAGAAGGTCAAGGTGTTGTATTTGACAACGCTTCTGAAAGTTTCAGTGCAAGATATACGCATGATACGATTGCGCTTGCATTTGCACTTACAGAAGAAGCTGTCGAAGACAACCTTTATGACTCTCTGGGGAAACGATATGTTAAAGCATTGGCTAAATCTATGGCTAATACTAAAGAAACCAAAGGAGCCGACGTGTTGAACAACGCTTTCTCATCCAGTTTTACTGGTGGCGATGGCGTATCACTCATTAACACTGCTCACCCACTAGCTGGTGGTGGAACAGCTGCTAATAGAGCGACAACTATGGCGGATCTCAATGAGGCTTCCTTAGAAGATGCTTTAATTGACATTTCAACCTTTACAGATGACAGAGGATTAACAATCTCAGTCCAAGCGGAAAAGATGATTATTCCTCCGCAGCTCGTTTTTGTAGCGGACAGGATTTTGAACTCTGCGAATCGATCTGGAACAGCTGATAATGACATCAACGCGATTAAAAACACTGGAGTATTACCAGGTGGTTACGCGGTCAATCATTATCTTTCTGATCCAGATGCTTTCTTCATCCTTACTTCTGTCAATGGAGCTGGCGAAGGTCTAAAAATGTTCCAAAGATCTCCAATGGAGACTTCTATGGAACCAGACTTTTCAACTGGCAACATCAGATATAAGGCTAGAGAAAGATATTCCTTCGGTTTCTCTGATTGGAGAGGAATCTATGGATCTCAAGGTGCATAATTTGAAGTCGTAATACACTTTATTACTCAGTATTACAAAAGAGGGCCCTCACGGGCCCTTTTTTTTGGCCTGTAAATAATTGCAAAATAATGTAAATAAATAATTGCATATAATTGCAAACTCTGGCATATTACAAATATGTTCTTTTTAATTAATAATAAATATAGGGGGATCCCATGGAACGAATGATGTATATAACCTGTAACACTGACAATGAAGTCAATACCTACACCAAGACTGTTAGCAAGGGTGCAAACTTTTACGAAAGATTTGATCCTGTTGCCGAATGGAACGGAATGGCAGAAAGGCTTGGCAAAGATCCAGATGAGGAAACTTTAATCACGTTGGTTGGTATTTACAATGGTGGTGGCGCTTATACTTGGGAGCACATACCGATTGATGAGATCAAGCCTGGTGATCCGTTGAGGTTGTCAAGAGTAACCCACAGACCATCTGTGATGGGCATGACACCAATCAATCCAGATGGTAAAAACCACGAGTGAGCTGCACACCAAAAAAGAAAGGGCCTTTCGGGGCCCTTTTTTACGTCAAAAAAAAGATGAAAATAATGTGTATAATTAGTTGCAATTAGTTGCATATTATTCCATAATATATTTGTGAGACATTTAATTAACAAACCAATAGGAGAAAAAAATGGCTGAAATAAGAAATATCAATGCCGAGATGCTAGGCCGAGCAACAGCTTTTGCTGCCAAGGCCACAGACGTAAGATTCTACTTGCATGGTGTTCGTATCGAAAGGAACCCAGCTGGCGGAGTCTACATCATAGCGACAAACGGACACATATTGTGTGTCTATAATGATCCCGATGCTGAACCAAGCGCGGATTTTAAAGAGGTGACATTGAGTCTCAAAAATCCCACCCCAGGTGCACGAGGAATCCATCCATACTTCAATTATCTGAAAAAATCCAGTGAGCGTATTCACATAGTAAAGTCTGATTACAAAATGGGTGAGGATGATGTTTGGCTTGTAAATCGTGAGGAGATCACGGCCGTTGACTGCCACTACCCAGATTGGAGGAGAGTGGTTAATCCCGGTTTGGAGATCACCGAAACAATCGGTTTTGATCCCAGATACTTGGCGATGATTAAAAACTTCATGTTGAAAAGTGAGGGTGGCAAATATATGGGCATCAACCTTGTTGGTGGGACCACCAAAGGGGCAAGCATTTGGGAGTCAGATCATGGGCTTCTCTTGATTATGCCAATGACACCAAAAACCAGAGACACAAACGAATTATTAATAATTGATCCAGAGATCGAGGAGGTAGCGTAATGAGTGCATTTTTAGTAAATCCAGAACACATAACCGAAGTTGTAAAGTGGGCACAGAACAAAAATTTTTCTTATGCTTATAACTGCATAACTAAAAAACCCATAGACTGTGATCCAAAGAATATGGTTGTGATAATGGCTCAAGCCAACATAGATAGCTTAATTGCAAGATATGGAGACACTTGGCCAAAAGAAGATATTGAGAATTACGTTGAAGCGTGTTTAAAAAATCTCAAATACAGCACAGATGGAGTAAGTCAAAGTTTAATGACAGGTGTTGGTCAATGTCAGCTCACAGAGAATGATATTTATAACATGTTAAAATGCTGGAATTACCAAGCGTGTGAAGTTGAAAATTGGTTTGAGACAGACGCTTACTGGCTACATGTTTATATGAAAGATTACGTTGCCAGTGAAATGGCCAAAGGTGCTGATATAACATGGGAATATAACAAAAATGAATGGATGGACGTAGCATAATGACGCTAGTAAAAAAAATATTTGTCGATATGGATGGAGTCTTAGCCGACTTTGAAAAAGGTATTGAGCTGCCGATGTTTCTCAACGGCCCGTTTACCAACAAAGACGACTACGACTCCAGAAAGAAAGAATTATCCGACAAAGGATTGTTTGCAGCTCTACCTCCAATGCCCGGCATGGAGCTCCTGGTAAATCATTTGAAGAATACCGGGATCCATTGGGAGATCTTGACGGCCTCTGGCGCAATCAACAGATCTGTGGTTGTCAGAGACAAGATCACCTGGGTAAACAAGTACATACATCCAAAGCCGATAGTGACCTCTACATTAAGAGGCGCAGACAAGGCGGTTTTTGCCAGGCCATCACACGTCCTTATCGACGATAGAAAATCAAACATCGATGCCTGGACCGGAGCTGGTGGTATCGGAATCGTACATACTACAGCTGAGAGCACAATAGAGCAGCTCGAATCACTCGGTA